CCGTCCGCAACTGTAGTAAGTAATGTACCGTTATAATGGTTAATTGTATATGACATAGTCTCGCTCGTTCCTTATTTCAGTGTATTTATCATAGTTTGGGCTGTTTACCATGTGCTTAATCCGGCACGTTTCCAAGTATTTGTAGCAGTACAAACATAAACATAGTTAGCATCCCATGCAATTTGCCCAACAACACCTGTAGCTGATGCGCTAGCAGGAGTTAAAGGAGTTGCTCTAACTGTGCCGTTTATATCTAGAGTAGCTTGAGGAGCAGCAGTAAATATTCCAACTGTATTAGTTGTTGCATTCACATGCAGTGCTGGATAACTTGTATCACTTTGTACATTAATTTCAAAATTTTGATTAGGTTGTTTTGATTGTAGCTGGAACAAACTATAAGAAACATTAACTTGAGAATATCCAGCAGTACCTAATACCAATGGTGTAGCATTTTGTATCGAAATACTTCCGCTAGTCGAAGAATCGCTAGTAGTTGATACAAAACTATCAGTTGTTTTAAGACTACCGTCTGGAGCTAATAAATTTGTAGCTTGGCTAACTGGTACATTAAATTGTACACCATTATATGTACTAGCATTAAATCCGATTCCGATTGAACCGGAAATTGCAGTGATACTAGATGATGCTACTGTTGTACTAGTACTTACTGAATATGTTCCAGTTCCTCCAGCTGTGCCTGTTAATTGTCCTGTAATTGTTGTGCCCGGTGTAATCCCAGTCCCAACTATAGTTTGTCCCACACTTAGTGTTCCAGAAATTATTGTTGTAATTGTTAGTGTAGTACCTAATTGGCTGCCTACAACTTGTGCAGTTGATGTAAATCCAGTAATAGTTGAGGTAGGGGTAAACGCTTCTTTAGCAAATATTCCTAATAAAGTATTAGCTACGTATAAAGATACAATCGTATGATTAACACCGATTGTGTCAATAACATCACTTACAACAAAACCTGATTGTCCTTGAGTTTTTGTATAAATCGGACCTGCTAAGGTAGTTTCAAGACCGTCATTAAAATATAATTGACTAGTCGCACTGTTAATCCATAGTCCACCTGATGATAATCCGCTCGGCGCAGAACTTGCAACTATTGTATTACCGGTAGGAGTAAAATTAGTACCATTGTAAATTTGTAAAACATTTTGACTAGTATCATACCATAACTGTCCTTTAATAGGATGATTAGGCTGACTAGTATTAGCAAAATTTTCTAACAGATGAACAAAATTATCGTTAATAAACAAACCATATCCACTGGTATTTTGTCCAATTAATGTTAAATCGGTTGCAGTTTGATCAACTGTGCCATTTGCTACACTTGTTAATGTAGAGCCGTTAGTTAAAAGAATCGAATATGTCATTATACGTTACCAGTAAAGATGATGTAGTTAATACTCAAGTATGGGTTCATTACAGTTATTGCTTGACCAATACTTGCAGAATTAACACCGGCAGTATTTTCTAAACCATAACCTGTACTAGTAGTGGCAGGCAATCCGTGACCGTAACTTGCAGCATTATCTGTTATACCACCGTTAACACCCGGAGCATAATATTGAGCAGTTCCATCATTAAGACTATGAGTATGTTGCGGAAGCTGTGTTGTATTCAATACAACATTTTGACTTCCTGAATATCCGCCAAGAGTGTCGGCGGCAATATTACTAACACGTCCTGCTGGACCAATTTGTCCGCCAGTATTAACATTAACTGGGGGAGTTCCACTAGTTTGTGCTTGAACGAATCCTTGAACATTTCCATAATTGTTCATGTTATCCAACCCTAGAGTAAATCTTCCTCTTAGGTCAGGTAATTTAAATGTGTTTGCACCTAGTAAAGTATTTTGTGCACCGTAGATATATCCAATTACTAGGAATAATTGATTGTATGTTGTTGTACCAATTTCACTTCCATCACACATTAACCAGCCGGGTGGAATAGCAGTTGCTTGTCCTGCAAAAGGCATAATTGAGCCGATTGGGATGGCATATGCTCCAACCCCGTTAAGGAATACTTCTCTAGTCATACTCTTCAGTGCTGAGCCAGATGTGTTTGTTTGAAATACAAGTATTTGATCAGTTGACTGTGCGGCTGTTGCTGCAGGTTTGCCAGTTATCATTGTACTACTAACTTGTGTATTAAGAATAGCAGTACCCGTTATACTTTGTCCAGTAAAACTAACACCGGTATCTGAACTAATCATATCGCCAGCAACACTAAACACTGTTGGCGTTTTAAGACTGTCTGCTGTTCCCGTTACATTACCGATAACTGTTCCGGTAAAACTTCCGCTGAAATTACCAACGAAAGAATTAGCATAGACGTTTCTAAATGTTAGTGATTGTGAACCAATATCATATATACCAGATGATGCTGGTAATATTACCGGGCCACTTGGATTTGTTCCGGTTAATCCTGTTGTTATTAAGCCATTTACCGTTACGTTACTAGTAAATGTAGAATTTAATGTTGTTGAAATTCCACTAGTCGATACCGAAAGAATATTGCTTGGAGTTGGGCTTGCTCCGTCGTTTACTATAATGCCCCCCGGAGTACCGGCAACGCCCGATGAAATAACGCCAGCAACACTTAACGGAGTTGATGGACTGATATTTCCAGCACCGATCCCGACATTACCATTAGCGTCAAGATGCAATAATGTACTGCTGTTTACATTAAACTCAACATTGTTTCCACTGTTCTTAGAGTAAAAGGTAAATGTATTAAGTCCTTGTGCAATATTAAAACTTAGGTCAGTACCTAAACTTATGCCGCCTGCATTTCTAATATTAAGTGGATTATTTGTTGTACTAGTTACATCTGATCTTAAAAAATTCGCAGCGGCCACTGCAATACTATTAACATTTAATGAGTTTGCTGCTTGAACAGTTCCCCAAACAGTTGCAGTATCTTGGGTTATTGTATTTGAATATAAATTAATACCTTCATTAATCGATGCAAACCCGTCAAGGCGTGATTTTGGTGTAAATGTATCTTTACTAATAATTGCAACACGATAAGATGAATTGTTTGTTGCACTAGAAACATACATTGAAATTACTGCTCTAGTAACATTTGTTGTATCGACAATCGATTCAACAACTGGACCGGTTTGCAATCCAGCACTGTAAGTAGGACCGACTAATGTCCAATTTGAACCAGTAAACAGATATAGTTGACTATTTGTAGTATCAACCCATAAGTCTCCAGCTACACTCGATGATGGACTAGGCGCATTAACGAATGGTGCTTTCTTTAAATTGCCGGCTTCTACCCAAGTAGTACCATCATATACTCTAAGAATATTATTACCGCTTGATGTATCATACCATAACTGTCCCTGGACTGGATTGCCTGGGGCTGTTGAGTTGGCAAAGTTTTCTAGCAAGTGTAAAAAATCACCTGCCAAAATTGGAGCATACCCGGAATAATTTTTTCCTACAAAGGTTAAACTTGTCTGGTTGTTAAGGGCGCCGTCGGCAATGACAATCGGGGGTTTAGCAGGATTAGTAGAATCTGTAAACGAAACTGTATAAGTCATTTATTAAACTCCCACTAAGCCAGTTAGACTTTGAATGCGTACTGTGTAATCAACTTGAATTAAACGATTTAAACTTTTTAATACTGGATGAAAAATAACATGGGTTAATAATAAACTTTCACCAGTTGAACTATAACTTTGTAAGCCTAACTCATCGAATACATAAGTAGACTCACCATTTACAGTAGTATCGTATGCAGCTTGTCCACTAGGCTCACCGTAGTCTAATAAACAAGTAACAAAAATATCACTGTAATTGGTGCCGGTCACATGGCGAACTTCTGTAAAGTTACGTGTTGGATCAACGTTAGTGCTGGAATTTCCATCAATAACTTTGCTATATGTTTGATTATAAAGACTAGCATTAGTTCCGCTAGTATTAGGAGTTAAGTATGTGATAATTCCGGTAGGATCAATAGCTGTTCCTCCATTGCCAAATGCCATTTGATAGATAAATCCTTGGCCGTTATTAATCATACTATTAGCCAAAGCTACACTAATATTTTCATAGTGAATTGCATTACGCTTGTTAATGTAAATTTCCTTAGAAATAGGATCATAAATTTTAATATGACCCTCAATATGGATTCCGGTTGCGTCTTTAGTCTGCATATCAATCTCTCTTTATCTTATATTTATCAATGTTTATAATGTGCTAGTTTATTGTTTATACTCGGTATACCATATACCAGGCTCTGCTTTAATAAAATTGCCAATTGCTGTACGGTCATTTAGAATATTGGTAGCACTATCCCACGCAGTGCCAGTTTGTTTGATCACAGTGACTTGTGTACCAAAACTCAATGGATTAGTTAGTGTTATCTTAGCAGTTGTGCCATCAACTGTAAAATCTGCTGGGAAGCTGACATCACCTGCCGGGCTGTACGGTGCTTGGTTGATATTAAACACAGAATAAGCTGATTTTTTCAAACGTATATTTCCAACAAAGAATGCCCAATGACTACTGTCTGTAGCAAATATTGTTGAACTAACATTTTCAGTAACACAGCGATATGTATAAGGGCCAACACGTACAATAGTACCTACACTATACGCAGTATTTGCTGCCCATTCAGCTGTATCGTTATATCCGCCAACAAATACTTCTATGCTATTTGCATCTGCTGGAATAAATCCAAGATTAACTGATGTTCCACTACTTGCTGTGATGGTTTCAGTTGTGGTTGTATCAGTGTAAGGAATTGTTTCACTTGCTCCAATTCCTTGTACATATGTTCCTGCTTTGTTTAAATTATATACACCTGTTCCTAATGTTCCTCTACGCAATTGACCCAAGGCATTTCCGTTAATAGTAAAATATTCAATACGTTCTCCACGTATTTCGATAATACCTGGGCGATTGCCGGTTGGATTAGGAACATCCAAAGTACTTGCATCATCGACAAAAATTTCAGTATCGTTCCATTTTAGATCATTAACTAGCATGGTTCTCTTGTTAGCATTTAATCGTTTATAAGATACACGGTTTAACATATCTTTAAATTGCATGTATGAAATACCAGCATTTGGAAGAATATTGCTGCCAAATGTAATAATTGAAGTAACAACTCCCGATTGTGGCGGGTTCGCTAGTACAATACTTTGCAAGTCGTCATTTAACTTGTAATCGATACTTGGTGTTAATAAAGTTGTTCCTTGAACTACCCAAACATAATTATTATCAATTACGGGTCTATCTAGTTTAATTATTCCTCCGCTGACCGCATTATATGTATAAAATTCGGTTGTACCGGGAGTTAAAGTAAATGACGAAACATATTCGATATTAGTTCTTTGAATATCTAATATATCCTGTAGGTAAGAACTGACAACTTCAACAGTATGTGTATTGTTATACGCCTGAGCAAATGTGATTTGTCCAGTTGTTTCATTGTAGCTGTATCCGTCATTGGGAATTATACTAACGATTAATTTTTGTCCGCTATATGTCGAATACACAATCTTATTAATTTTAACTGAAATCGCACTCGGATCTACTGTATAATCAACACCAAGTGTTAATAGATTTCCTCCGGCATATACTAAAATATTATTAGTAGGTACAGAATATGGTACTGCTTTGGTAGAATCTACCGTATATGTTAATCTGTTTTTGCCTATGGTAAAATAACTGTTAGTGGGTGCTTGCAAAATACTTTGATCAACACGCACAATCATGTTAGATTCATTTGGTAGTGTTTTTCCAATTGGATATTGTAATGTGTATGTTGTAGCACCGTTTGTTGGTACTGTTTCAGTTTTTGTGATAGCAAATGTTTGTTGGCTGCCGCTAACAATAATAAAATTAATTAACGCACCAGCAGCAGGTGCTACAGCGAATTTAAGACCAATTGCATTGGCAAATGCATAACTATTATCAGTCTTAAACAGTGTCGGTGATGCTACAACTCCATTAACATAAATCAAGCTAGTTACAGAAGAAACCCATGTAGCTTTAGTTACAAATTCAGTAGTCTCACCGTCGCCAACGAAATAATCAATATCTAATATATTACTTCCATTAAAACCTATACTAAAAATACTAACGGTTTGGCCTGCAGAAGGAACACTATTGAACACGACTAATTTATTTGTATAATCTATAGTATAATCTGTTGTATAGGTTTTAATAACCGTACCAAGTTTAACTATAACGGCTCTTGAGCTGTTTGGTAACTGTCCAATTGCGAAGGTATTTGTTATACCATCAGCAACCTGATTGTCAATTTTAATATCTGCTGAACCAGATTGCGCTTGATCATAGACTTTGATAGCAAGTGTATCTACTACTTGTCCAGGAACTACTTCTTCTGGGGCTGGACTACTTGTTGGCGTTATTAAACCGTCACCGTCGAGTACGATATCGTCAGCTGCTAGTCCACTAGCAGTACTATAAGCTAAGTTTCCGCCGTCGATTGCAGTATCATAATCAGTACTAGCAGGATTGATAGAACCTTCGCTTGTACTCTGACGTAGAATAAATTCATCCCCATCATTTACTGTATACGATCCTGGAATTGTAAATGTACTCGATATACCGTCGGCAACTGGAGTTATTACAATTGCTGATGCATTAGTTTGACTAGGTGTTCCATAATGCGGGTCATCTAATCTTACAGGGCGATATGATCCAGAAATATTAATAGTTGCACTGACTGGCGCAGGTGATGTTAATAAAATAGTACCGTTAGCATTTATAATTACATCAGTTGGCTGCACTAGCTGCTGAGCAAAATTTATTGTTGTACCGTTGGCAACGTGAGTTAACATAATTTGATTTAGTGTAAGACAATTATTAGTAGAATCAATAGAATTAATGATTGTTCCATAACTAAATATCGATCCGGTGCTAGTAACAATATCTCCAATTTTTAATCCGCTAACACTTGCCACTGTAAGAATAAATCCGCCAGCAGTATTACTAAACGTTAGTGTACCACTTGGTGTGCTATCGGGTACTGGACTAATGTTTAATGTTGTTGAGTCAACTATACGAACAACTTTTTGTCTAGAATTAAAACCTGTGCCGCTGATAACCATACCAGGAACTACACCCGCAGTACTAGCAACTTTAAGAATATAACCAACACTGCCTGTAGGATTATATGCACTGCTAATATCAACTGCTGTTGATGTCGATGTTACATTTACTGTTGGTGAAATGAGATTAATATCAAATGCATATCCAAGGGTTGATCCATCTGATGTGTAAGAAATTGTATGATTCTTTACCTGATAGATATTAATCTCAGTATTGGCTGCTGGAACATACGGCAATGTAAAAGAATGTGTATTAGCAGTTACCTGCACAACATAATCATTAAATGATGGATCTCTATTATCCCATGATTCGGAATAATAAGGAGTTACACCCCATCCTCCTCCTAAATTAAATCCTAATCCACTAACAATAGTACCACCATAATCGATACCTGTCATTAGCTGTGATAAATCTTTACCTAACTGTCCAGAAGTTGGATTATAATAGTATTGTATACGGTCAGTTGCATTTAAAATGCTAATATCTTTTTTATAGGCTACTGTAATTGTACTATTTTTTGCAGGAGCAGAATTAAAAATGATTGTTCCAGAATACTGTGTGTACCCGGCAGATGTTGAACTAACAACAGCTAATTTATATAATTCTCTTAGAATTATTTCTCCATTAACTGTTACAACTGCTGAACTAACTTGTACATCTGGGGCCCAAGTTAAGGAAAACTGCAGACGAGAACCGGAACCTGTAAATGTATCAGTATGTTCTAAATTTGAAATATAGTATGTTTGATTAACTCGGTCAAATTTCAAAGCAGTACGATTAGCACGAACAACGCTGTCTCCAATAATTGCTACTGCTTTTGCAGCAGTACCGGTAGTCGACAATCCACCATTAAATATCACTGTCGGTGCACTTAAATATGCACTACCATTAGATACAATACGAATTCTGTTGACTTTTCCATTAGCAATATATGCAGTTGCGATTGCGGTGGTAGAATTAGGACCAGTCGGCTGACTAATTACAACTTGTGGAGGATTTGCATATCCGCTACCTCCATCGGTAATTTTAATATCAGTTACTATAAATCCTAAATTATCATTCCAAAATTTCCAAGGATAACTGTTCAACGATTGGTCAAAACTTTGTATACTATTATTTTTATACTCAACACCTATAGCTGTTATAAAGCCGTTTTCGTAATTTGACTGCAAATCAAAATCTGTAACTGCGGCTTGTCCAATATCTAAACTAGTATAATCGCTGATATATTCACGTAGTTTAGTTCTATAGGGTTTGACTTCCGCAACATAATCTTGGAAATTATTTAAATTATCAGATGGGTAATTTACAGGCTGGCTCAATGATCCAACATTGTGTGTTGCACGAACAAAACTTGTTTTAAAAATCCAATCAATAAATGGTTGCTCACTATGAGCATAACGTATACTGCTGAAAAATAAATCTAAATAGGCTGTTTTAAGATCATCAATCAAGATATTATTTTTAATAGCATTTAAAATTATTCTTAATTCTCGAGTAGCTTCTATATCAAAATCTACTCCATCGAATATACTAGCATCATATCCGACCTCGGTTCCTTTAAATGCATACAAGGCTTTACTAAATTGTATAGTTCCATTTTGAATACCGACAACGTTATAAGATTGTGTCCAATCAACAGATGTCGAATCGGAATATTTTTCTAATAATAGCCAGCCCCCTTTATTAGCAGTCAACACTTTTACTAGTTGACCTATCTTAGAAGAGATTGAATTTAACTCGACGAATGTACTAACTGCATAATCAGCAGACAAAAATTGACTATATCCAGCGGCATACCAGTCAGTGTACGACCAATAGTTTCTAACATCATAAGATTGTGTTAATGTCTTAGACCATAATTTTGTTGTTAGATCGTATGAATATATACTCCAGGAATTTTGAGATGTGCTATCGCTGAGAACTAATACTGAGTAACTTCTAACTGAGCACTGTGTAGTATTATCGTATCCTTCTCCACCGTTAACGATAGTTGCTCCGATAATTTTTCCTACTGCATTTATCGTTGATTTAACTACTGCACCTTCTCCTGTGCCTGTAATAGTAATATATGGGGCGATAACATATCCGTTACCGGGATTGATAATATTAATACCAGTAATTTTACCGTTAACTATAATCGGACTCAATGTTGGTGGACTAAATGGTACTGCATTTACATATACTAATTCTGCATCAGTATCGATAGTCTTATCGTACAACCCAGAAATAGTAGTCGGTGCTGGATCATACGATTCTAATGCTGAAATATTTCTTGATTCAGTAATTTGATAAGAAATTAATGTTGTATTAACTCTCTCAATAAATTCCTTTAAGGCTTCGATTCGATTTACAAACATACCTTGACGAGGTCTATTTTCAATGCCATAACGTAGTTTGACAGGTAGTGTTGGATCGGGAACTGCTCGACCCCCTTGATCGATCCCGCATAAACTATCAAACCATTTTTGTTCAATAGTAGTCGGCAAATCTACAATAGCATCATTACTAATTAGTTTCCATTGGCTATGAGTGTTTTGATCTGTCTTGTCAGTTAACCAATATTCGATGGCTAATACTACATCTTTATCTTTTAAATATTGTGCAGCATTGACTAAGCTAAATGAATTGGTACTAGTTAATGCTAAACAGGTATATCCCTGTCCACGAGGACTAGCAATAATACTAGCAACATCACTAGCTGACATATTTCGCCTATTAACATTTGACGGGATAATTTTTTTATTCTTGACCCAGAAATAATAGGTATTAGAAAATGTTTTACTAATATTGTCGTATGTTTGCGTTAGACAGTATGCTGAATTTCCGTATAAACTAGTACCGCTTATTCCGGCTGCTATCCCTGCGGGAGTATCTGCTTTAGAGTCCCAGACTGCTGGTAATTGATTGTAGGAAACCCATTCATAGATATCAACACTGGCGCCAGGAGCAAGAGTATTCCATGTATTGTTTCGATAACTTGGATCATCAAAATGATTTTCAACAAATTTAGTAGTTGTTAAATTCCACCATAGTTGACCGACTGTTTGGGTGGTCCAGAATGATTTTGTATTAACTGTGGCTGAAACTGTTCCATCACTATAAGAATAACTTGCAGGATCGTAGAATGTTTGATATTGTATTTCCTCTTGTGCAGGTCCTGCTATTTTTCCTTGTAAAGGGTCAATAACATCTAAATATGTTACTAGTTTACCTAATGCACGATTATATAAGAATGTTTTTTTAACTTTAGAAACATCAGCTGCTAGTACCTCAGTTCGACTAGATTCCCAACTGTATGTTCCGGATAATTTTTCATAACTATAGACTTGACCAGATTTTAAATTTTGATCGAGCGCATTTATTGCACTGACGAATATCTGATTATCAGCAACTGCAAAACCTGTTCCGTAGGCATCGCCTTGTTGATTAGTTGATGTAAGACTTTCGCTGAATACCCATTTAGAATTATATCGATCGTAGATATCAACTTTTCCATTATCGGATTCTAAAGTAATGAAATTTGTAGAAGATTTATCAAATGTTGTTGGACTTATTACGGTAGAATTTAAATTATTTTGGAATACATAATTTGCTAATTCCGCAGTTCCTGTACCGGTTCCTGTAGTTTTTGCTACAAAATATGAACCGACAGCGTATGTGTAATTAGGAGCTACTACTACTCCAGTTCCTGTACCAAATGTTGATACTCGAATCTCTGATCCAACTGCATACAATAACGAAGCTGTAATTGTAATTGGAGAATTAGTCGGGATGGCAGAGATTGAAGAAGATAGATAAATGTTAGAATTATTTACATTTATAATAGTTGTTCCAAGTGGAATTCCAATTCCTGATATTACCTGGCCCACTATTAGTTGTCCGGATATTAAGGAATTAACATTAATTAAATTTGAAACAGTGTCAGTGGGCGACCATAGAATTGAAGTTGCTGTAAATGTACAATATGTTGCTCCGACAGAATTCCAATCAGTATTACCTAAAGATAGGATTTTATAAGAAGTTCCTATACTTGCAGCAGTAATTGGGGTAGACGTTGCAATTATATTCCACTGATCTTGTGATAAATTTCCTAAAGAGGTAATTTTATATTCAGTCCCAATAATTAATTCATTAACTAAAGTTTGCGGAGCATTATTAGAATAATAAAGTAATTCTGTGTACGAATCAAACGAAGTTGATATTGAAACATCACCGTATTTGCTATAGACTGCAATAGTATTGTCATCATTCATAAATGCAATTTTATTTCCGAATAAACCACTTGACTCTGGATAGTGATTTACTAATGATTGTAATACGATGTATCCGGTAGAACTATTACTATAAACTACAACACTGCCCTGCTGATTAATAGTACCTGCACTAGTATGATCGTCTGATATTGCAAGAAAATCCCCGTAATTTGATATTGATATGCTTCGACCAAAGCCAGTAGTAGTTCCGATCAGTGTCTGGTAAGCAGTTAACCCCAATCCGGAATTTTTATACACGTTAACTACACCAGATAATGTACTATTAGATGATGCAATTGCAAAAGTATTTCCATCTTGACTCAGTACTAACGAACTACCAAAATTGCTTCCTGTAGCTGCTCCTACATATGTTTCACTAAAATCGTATGTCCAGCTGTTAGATACAAATGTTAATACGCCTGCTGGAGTACTATCTGGACTACCACTAAGTAACAATGTATTCATACTTGCAACATTTGTTGCGATAAAGGTTAATAAAGGATTACCGTTAAATTCAACCGAAGATATATTAGTGTTCATATCTTGCGAACTTCTTACAATAATATAGTTATTTCCTAAATTATCAGAACCTTTACTTACAACTAAGGTTCCAGGCAATATATTTGTTCCACTAACAGTCATTCCGCTAGCAACACGTCCAATGTTTGCACTGCTAGCAAAAGTTATTTTTGTCAGTACACCTTCAACGATTTGCCCAGAAGTGAAACCAGAACCCTGAACGATCATACCTGCTCTAATACCACTAGTAGATGTAACCACTAGGGTACCAGCAGAACTACCTACTGGATTGTAGGTTGTATTTTGCTCCACTGTTGTTTTGTATGATAATTTATATACGTTACCTTTGTTATTTGAATAGCCTAACGCACTAACATATAATACATTATTGCCAAATACCATTTGTGATCCAAAATTTTCATTAGCGGTAGGAACTGGACTAACAATAGAATCAACTAAAGAATAATCATTATTAATATCTTTTTTGTATATGCTAATTACACCTTGACCGACATGGGCGTTTGATTCGTCACCGGTAATTTTATCAACTGCAATGTAAGGAATTATTTTCCAATAAAGTGAAACAGTAGTTGGCGTTTGATTATATGAATCTTGTAATGATTGATAGTATACATTGTTGTAAAGGACTACATTATTAAGAACATAATCTATACCAGTAGACCATACTCCTTGATAATTAGTTTTAATGTATCCGGCGAGTGGGCTACCAGACACTAACCATGTGCCGTCTGCACTGATTGCAACTACCGTGGCATATAAACTAGGTTGGCTAGTTAAAAAATAATTTGTTGATAGGAAAGGAATTGGAATAGCACCTCGGCGTTCCCAAGCCACCGATTTTCCTACTTTATCATAGACGTATAATGAGCCTTGTGAGTTTCCTACAGTCATTACTGAATTTTGGCTGTTCACAGCAATGGTTGAGCCGAATGTAAATCCAGCAGTAGGTGTGGGATTAGTTAATGCATGTTGCTTGTAGACTGGAGAATATTTGTAATTTGCCCACTGTCCACTACCGTTATCATCAACCCAAATTAATGATCCAGGGGTCAAGTGAGTTAATTTTAAAGTATCTAATGTATCTAATGATATAGTACGCTGTGTGATTAATGAGTAAATTATTAGTTCATTGTATGAGGTAAACGGTTGTGCTACTGTTAGATTAGATACTGTGATAGTAAACGAATTTAATGTCACTGTTGCTACCTGATAGAATCCATCAAAACTTTCAGACTGTGCTAAGCCAACGTAAGAACCTGCAACAATAGGAACAATATTTTGTGTAGTAACAGTTAGTGTTGTACCGTCATATGTTACGTTAGTAGCACGAATTAATAAATCAGTAAATCGATAGATATTCCAGCTTGGGCCGTCGAACGCACACCAAACATATTGTCCATTGGATAGTTTCGTAACGTCCTGTTTAGTAATATCTGAAATATAGCCTAGAGAAAATATCACATCAGCTGGATCAACATAGCCAGCACCACGTAATAGTGGAGTTGAATTTACTAATGCAGGGAAAGGATTAGAGTTATATCCAAGAGGTTTTACATAGATATCATTAGGAGTTTGTTGAATAATAAAAGGACTTACTGAAGAATCAATTCTTGGTGATAGTAAATATCCTTGGGGATTATTTTTAACTACGCTTGCATCTAATACAATTTCAATATCTTCAAATGCATTTGCCGCACCGTATTGTCCGACACGCAATGCCCATTCTTCGTAGAATGTTAGGCTTTCTACCGCATCCGAACTAAGGACTCCAAATAGTTGATTAAGAACATTTTGTGTTCCTTTTTCACGAATCATTCCTTGATAAAATTTAAATTCACTGACAGAATCCTGGATGATATTATTCAAGTATTGTCTTTGCTGATATCCTACTAAGTGATGTGCCATTGTTTGTTGGGCAGTATCAAAGCTATCTACCTCTAGGCTGTAGAAATCAGTGAACTGTGTAGCAGCATTGGTCCAATTCGGTAATATTTTCGGTGTCGGTTTTTCTTTTAATTGGATCCAGTCTGCAGCAATAAAGATGCTTGTACCGGCAGTAAAGGCTCTTGCACTATAATAATAACCTTGATATAAAACAATATCAGCCATATTATAATCTTTCCAGGGCTGCCATGCTTCTACGATCGCTGAATCAAATATAAAACCAGGAATATCTAAACCACCATACCACCCAGTTGTTATATACCCCGATAACTTAATACGGTCTCGACGATATCCCGTAGGTGGATTATATATAACATCATTAAAAATATCAACGTTGTTAATTAATACCACATGTTCATTTTGTATTAGATAAAAACTTGCACAATATAGGCCTTCGGAATTTCCAGACACATAGGTAACTGTATTTCCATTACGATATGAGGATAATTGACTAATTGGAATTGGGCTTCCATCAACCTTAAACATTTCATAATCGTTAAATGAATTTGCAATACTATCTACCACAGTCAAATTGGTATTAAATGTTATGCCGCCGGCTGCGGGACTTAGACTTATCACCGAACTGCCGATGTTACTTAAACCAGGAAGTAATTCCCATTGTGTAATTTCAAATACATCTGAAGGTGGAATATTATAAATTGCACTGTAATAACTGCCATTAAATTTGACGATAGTACTATATGTATATTCTTGATTAGGCAACCATTCACCCCATTTGTCCTGGCTGGATGACCAATTTTGTGTAGTCCAGAACATAAATTCTTTGGCGCTAGTTGACCAATTAGCCACTACACCTAAATTATTATTAAAGCTATCGAACACAAATCCCTGATCAATTAACCACTGTTCATAGCCTAACATAAAATCTATGACTTCTTGAATAGTAGTAAATGTTGTTCCGTAAGGGGCTGAATTTATTAGACTGCGATCCCAAGATTTTCTGAATTGGGCAGTTACTCCGCCAACAATCGGTAGTTGATTTAAACTTACAAAAGTAGTAGTGTCAAGACTCGATCCAGCAGTTATATTCGCTGTTGCTCTATAATAAGTATTACCGTATTGTACTACTTGGCCAATAATATATTGTTGACCCGGAGTCCAAACAACAAACTCTTCTGATATTCCACCAACATTAATGCTAATACCGGATTCTAAATAGCTATAGTATTTAAAATAAGGTTGAGATTTACTATAACCTTTAATTTCAAAACCAGAAGATATTTTAGTAATAATTACACCGCTATATGTTAATTTCTTAACTGGACTCGACGTATTCAAAAAGATATTATAACTTTCTGTAGGAATAAAAACACTACCCGTAGCAAGCGGTGTTTTGCTTTCTAACAATAGATTAAACTGTGGTTGGTTAGTAAACGCACCGACACGATAACTTAACTGCGATGTTAGGAAATTTAAATCAGTCTTATAACTATTATAAGATTCTAAATTATTACTGAATATAACATTTAATATGAGATCGACTACATAATTAACAATGCCTGCAGTTTGTATTCTAGATGTACTTGAATAGATACTTGGTACAGCTACATCTTCTGGTCGGATACGTAGTCCGGTATCTTTATAAATTAGTTGTCCAGCAACGTTACGGACGATGCGAGATCTGTCTAATAGCACTCCGAATGTTTTTGCAGGAGTTAATAACATGCTTGCTATTAATACACTAAATGGATAATAACTACTACGACGCCAGGCTGATTCGACCGGACTTATGTCACCAAATACAAAATTATTATCAACACTAGGGGAAAATGTTCCAGTAGCTAATCCTGAATTAAGCGGGCTTATTAGATTGCCGGCTTCGTCAACTGGAATATGATTTAATAAAAATGGTCTAATATACTGTGACAACACTACTAAGGGCATTCCTGGTTCTCGAACAGTTCCTGTAGATAAATCTTCCCACATGACAAGATTATCACTAGTATACGGTGCTGGCCCATACACACTTGTCCACCATGTAGGCTCAACTGAGAATCCTAGCATTTCCCAAGGACACAAGTTTGGTCGATCTGTATCGAGCATGTAACGATATATGCCTCTCCAATAACCGAGAGCAGGAATACCGTTTGGCATTACATCTGCCGAATAGTTATAGGTAAATGTATTATATGAATCATAAGTTAATGGTTGCGTGAAATCAACGCCCACTAGCCCTGTCCATTTATAAAATGTTGGTGCTAGTACTTGATTAAATTCTGCTAGACTATAATCAGTATGTCTATTATATCCGGGAACAACCGAAGATATATCAAAAATGCTAGGGTCATACTTAACTTTGATATTATTATAAATTCTTGTTTCTAATTCTAATAACATTGCATCGCGGTAATCGCCATATGATAGAATAACACTTCCATCGTGCCCTTGAATCATATACTGCGGAGAATATAACAATGTAGAGTCTAAATATATTTGAGGAATATATGCTGGCCAGATTCCTAATTTTGTAGGTGTTTGTGGAACAAAACATCCGTCGGTGCTGTCGTACTCAACTGTAGTAATAGTATCTCCGGTTAATAATGCTACTGAATTATCAATTACAACAGTTGCTTGATCGCTAAATGTATAATCTCGACCATATATTAATTGTGTCTTAACACTGTTTGATGTTTGATAAACCAACACTGCCTTATTAGACAAACTAGTTAAATTAAACACAGTACTCAGTGGATAGGTTTTGATTCTATGGTCAACAACTATAAGATTAGTAGTAACTGCTGCGCCATATGGAACCATATCACTAAAATAGTACGGTGCAGTATTTGGTCTGTTTGCATTGATTTTTTGTAAAGTCAAATCAACTAACGTTATTGGATCGGCATCTACACCTAATGAACTTGCAATAGTTATAAAGTTTCTTTTAAAACTATTATAGTCATCTCTAGCTGTTTCAGTTGCACGAATAATATTATTTGATTCAGAAGTAATATGATATAGCGAAAGGCTTAACGGGCCGCTATGCTGAACAAATTTTGTTCCATACTGTGTGATATTTCCTAAATCTCTTAAATTACTTGTACCAGGAAATGTGCCAATAAATGTAACACCTTTAATATCATTACTATTTTTGTCATAGGGTAAATTATCTATGTCAGTAGCATCATTACCCATTTCAGGATTGTAAATGTTATCAATAATACTGTTTACATGATCACGGACTTCACCTAATGTAAATGTTTCTACTGTATCATTTAACGGGTTATTTTGTAAATTGATCGGAATTTCATAATATCCGTTACTATTGATCGGAGTTTCTGAATAAACTTTAATTGTAATAATATCAGTTAATATCACCGGAATGGCGAAAACAACTTGATAATGAGATGAAGTATTTACTAGTGTCCAGTGATCAATTGCTACTCGATTATCGTTAATATAGACCCGAACATCGTCTTGATCAAGATGGAATTCAGACGGGGTAACATCAAAAATATCGATATTAAAATTGTTTGTTAAATTAGAATTAGTGTAGATTCTAACGGCTGCTTGCACAGTATCTGCTGCACACGTTTGCCAACCGTTAACATATCTGGGATTACCAACATAGTCGTGAGAAACAAGATATCCAGTATTAATAGTTTTTGTATTAACTGTATTATTTTCTTTATATTCAAAGCTATCGGTACCGAGATTGAAGTTAAAAACAATATCTCCTATATTACTAACATTTAAGTATGATAGAGGAAATCCCAGGGCAGTGTCTGCTACGCCGTTTCCCACTTTATATGAAAATAATTTAGTTCCACCAAACGTACTACCATTATATACTGAAGTATTACTATAGCTAATACCGTTATCATCTACAATATCAAATAACGGTGCTTGATTTGTTTTAGTTTTTTGCTGGCCTTGAATCCAGGTTGTGCCGTTGAACCAGTACATCTGGCTTTGATTTTTTTTACCTTCTAATACTAATGTTACTTGATTAATAGTTGGGGTTGCAACTTCAATTAAATGAATTTGATTTCGTCCACGAATATTAATAAATTCTACTTGGTAAATTTTATTTTGTACAAGAGGATCTGTGTCAGCAGTAAATAAAATTCGTTGACCGTTAGATAAAGGTACACCGTCAATGTTATAACCTAAAGATCCTTCTATATTTGAAAATACGTCAGTTGTAAAATTATCAACTAAGTTAATATCAAAAATAGCTGTAGTTCCTAAATTAAATAGTTTTAAATCTGCTTCAAATTCAATGATTGGTCTGATAGCTCTAGCTGCTTGATCAATTGTGGGTACATCATTATTATAGAGGGCCGATACAGTGATAACATCTTTGTGGAACCAACGATTGTATCGTGACCAAGGATTATGGTCACGACTGGCACGATTAATTACTACATAGTCTTGTATACTGGCATAACCGGTTGCATCGTCAAATGGTTCAATATCAAAGGGTGTTTGATCAAATTGAATAGATAAATCGGTAGTATAAGGACTTATAATTTCTAGCATTGATTCTGCAGATAATTTAATTGCTGTACCTACACCTTCAACATAATACTGACCAGTTGCATAGCTAGCAGGTATAACATTTCCACCAAATGCTACTTTCATTCCGTTGCTTAATGAAGTACCATCATGCAACGTGTATTTTTGTTTTCCTAGGATATCAGTTTCAACATTCAGCGTACTTGCTTCAACAACATCAAATATTTCAATTGCTCCACCTAAATTAATATCAGTCTCGCTTTGATAGTACAACAAACTAGGTGCGTCTGCTGGTACCGTAAATGTAAGTATTCCGGATTCAATTCCGTTATTAGTGACCCCGGTTGCGTATCGATTACTCGACCCAATGGTTCTAGTTGCCATTATACTAAATGGATTATTATTACTTGTAATGTTAAAATTATAAGTCTGGCCTCTATACAACTTTATAGTCGGATTTAAGTCTAAGCCATTAGGTGTAAATAGATATTCATTTGTACCTTGTTCGTTTTGAATTACTACGGTATATGTACTAGAAATAGCCCCTTGCTGGCCATAAATTTTAATAGTAGATGGACCATATGGCAACCAATAATAATTTTGAAAGTTTGAAAATTTATCCCAATCAAAATGCGGATCCCAGGAATAAAATTCTTGTGCATTTAATCTCGGATGGTTAGAAGTATTTCCTCCGAATACATTAATTTGATTAATATAGTCGATATAATCTTTAAAAAACTTTACATTTCCTACAGTATCTTTAATAACTAACCCGGGCTCTAATTGATAATTCTGACGAGTTTGGTCTGCTGCTTGAACATATACATCTGTATTAATTGCAGCTTTGGCATTCTTTCGACCGATAAATCCGCTAGTTTTTGTTACAGTACCTGGTTGATAAAGTTGATCAATTGTACTCTGTAAAAACTTTTTGTTTGCAGGAGTTTGATAAAAATCTGGAAGGAAATTTACTCCTAGGCCGTTGTTGCCTGTAGGAACATTGCTATTGTTTTTTGAAACCATTAACTATTTGCTCCGTAATTTGCGCTAGTTATTTGTTGTGAATTAGTCAACGTACCTAACCCACTGCCTGTTATTGTTTTAAGATTACTTGATGTTAATCCTGACACTACCTGTATGTTAGCAGCAGTAGCACAACTTAAAAATATACTATCACTTGGACATTGTATCTCAAATAAACTACCAAAGTATTGACCTGTTTGAGTAGGCACAATAACAAAACTAATAACGTCCGGTGCTAATTGTTGCATTACGTAGGTTGATAATTCTGTAAAATAGAAAGTATCTCCAAAATCCCAATTTTCTAAAGCAAAAAATTGATTGATTGCAGCTAATGCTCTAGCAGTGACATTGGCTGCAGAGACTACCGAATTAGGATTGATCATTATGTCAAACGTTGCTTGTAAACTTGGATCAGCTGTTGGGCCAAACAACAATGTATAATAAACAGGGTGGTAAACTATTTCATCTGATATAGATTTAATTAAATTTAAATTAGGGCTTAACAAACTGTTTAATGAATCTTGACTTGGTGGTAGAGGTTCTGCTGCATTTGCACCCGAATCAACCCATTGTCTAAATGCTAAATCATAGCTATTTGTTAATACATATATGTCAATAATATTACTAGATCCTGGGTCAATTCTTGAATCGTAATCGGCACTGTGAGTATATTGGAATCGTAAATTATCACGACCGGTATATACTTTATAATTCAATGTAGGATTTAATGTACTAGTTGTTTTACTATATTGAACTACAGTTAGAGTATCGACAAAATAGAAATACTGACCGTCATTCCATTGTGTTAAGGGATATGCTATAGATTTAGTTGAAAGTATAATCACTGGACCAAGTGCTGAATCATTAGAAACATATTTGTAATCTTCTTGACCTTCTGTAATTGTGTATTTTTGTTCAACAATATATTTTGTTAACGGATTATTTGATGGATTAACAATGTCTAAAAATAGCTGGGGATTATCAACTGCTCCAGTATTCTGTGGGTTAGCGAATGTTACAACAACTTTTTTAGGATCAATATAGCCGTCTTTGCCAACATACTCTGAAACAATTTGCCAATCATAATCTGTTGTAAATGCTGATAAACTATCTGGTTGAGTATTGATATTTAATACCTTTATTATATCTGAAATAGTTTTTCCTGAAGTCGCATCATAAATTTTATTATTACTATCAAAATAGAATGTTACTTCACTATTACTTTCAAATACATAACGCATTGCTCTTTCTGTAATAGTATATTTTTCTGTATCCGTAGTAAATGCTAGGAACCAACTTGCATCTTGTTGTGTGTTTGTTGCATCGCCTTGATTGGCTAAATTAAAAGGTGCGCTGATATTTAAATTGCTTTCAAAAATAATTTGCCAACTTTGTGTTGGGCCGTCATATCGTAGACCAAATGATGAATTAGAGAATATTAAATCAATCATTTGTGTAACAACACTAGGTATTAGCGTTGTTGAAAATTCTGGAATTATTTGATCTAGTTTTGCATCAGACGGTATCGCTTTACTTAGTGTAATAGGTCCTAGTCCAGATGATAATGTCGATGTTCCGTCACCGTTAACTGAAATAACTTCAGCCCATAGATAGCTAACTGCTCCAGAAACTGTTGCTGTACCTGGGGTCAATACATTATTTTTCTTAGTATTAAAATAGTATCCGGGCGGTGCTGTGAATTTAATCAGCGCACCAGGAGTGACATATTTTAGATCAGTTAATGTATATGTACCTACTGCTGAGAATGTTGTTGAATTTATTCCGATAGATCCTGTAGAACTGTTGCTGTCGATGGTTTTACTATACCAAAATACATTTAAACTTGATGTAAGGTAGTTAACAAAATTTTGATAATAAAAATTTCTAAGATTAGTATCTTTAAGTAGCGGCAATACTGTATTATCGATTATACCTTGGATATCTGTTTGTGTTATATATGAGAACGAAGTTCCGGTAGTATAGGTTTGTTGATAAATTATACCATCATCTGCAAATAAATTTGTTGAACTGTATTTTCCTGTAGGATCAGTTAAATCAAAATATCTACTAATACCACTACTAATTCTATTAATTGCTTTGACTTTTGTTACTTGCAAGTTTGCTGCTAGTGGACTAATATTATAATCTTCACCAGTGATCATACGATTTTGTGTATAATAAGTCTGAGGAGCATTAGTTTTAATACTTGCATTTGTTTCTGATTGTGTAGCATTAGTAATCGATGTTGCTAAACTTAAAGACAGCGACAATGTTTGTGTTTGTCCGGTTGCAGATGTATACGGTATACTAATTAATACATTGACAATGTCTGCAGGAGTAATGGTATATGCTAGATTATTACTAACCCTGTAGTAAATTCTAAATGCGCCTAATGGTAAATTACCAAATATACCATCACTAAAAGCTAAGGTTATTGCATCGTTTGCTTTAGTCAATGCACTATAAATTGTTTTGTTTTTTTGATTTAAACTATTATAAATTACATTGTTGCCGGTTAAGGCTGGTACTTGTGTCCATAAGGTATTTTCAAGACCGGTACTCTGATTTAATGAGTATAACCATACATCTGTATTATTGATATTTTGTGTGGCCACATCGATTGTTTCATTGCTACTGGGATTTGTAACTGTAAATGTTCCAGTGTTTAGTGTTCCTTGAACAAAATTAAAAAAGAATCCTGTACCCGGACTACCTGCACCATATCCATCATCAGTGTACACGCAGGCAATATTATTTCCAATCTTTGGTGCTTCTTCATAGATAAAAGTTTCACCGTTAAATGTAGTACTAGTGATTTCAAAATTCATCGATCGACCAGCTACTGTTTTTGTAAATCCGTATATAGGAACATCTGTATTTGTTGTATTAAATCTATATTGTGCAGTTGGTATTCCGTAGATTGTTGCAGAATCTGCTGGATTTCCAAACTGTTGTGTTTGAGGGAATGTAGCATTGATCACTTTAATAAACTGATCATACCAGTTTGGATTACTCGAATCGTTCCAAGTAATATACTGTCCTGATAAATTTCTGCCATTGCTATCAATAACATTTTCAGTTGTTTGGATTGTATTAAATTTTAATAATCCTCTGGCTGCAACGTTTCTGCTAGGGTTATAGCTAACCAATCGAGCCAGTCTTAAAATGCTATCGCGGCGTTCGGCAAGCTCTAAAAAGTTTTCACGTGCATTTAAATCCACACGAAATGCTATACTTTGTCCAACAAATGCAATAAGATCAATAAGGGCTAAGTATTCTGAACTTTCAATATAATCGTTAAAATCTTCTGGGAAATTTGTACGGATATAGTCAATCATCGTACGACGAAGATTGTCAAAATCGTAACTAGCAAAGTCTGCATTACGGAAACTTTGATATATTTTTTGCCAGTCTTCTGCTAATAATAGATTATTTTGTCTAGCTGTTGAACTCATGATTGATCCTAATAAGTGTATTTATTGTTTAAAATTAACTACATATATTATTACTTTGATACGATATTGTTTGCTTGATCAAACTTTAATCGTATGTTTTCTGATAGATTATAAGGAACATATGTTAGCGTATATTCTATCTGTATGCCAGTATCATAACTGGTTATCAGCACATTACTGGCCTGCACCCTAGGATCAAAGTTGACAATATCGTTAATATTTTGTAGAATAATACCTTTAACTTGTTCGGTTAACGGTTCAAATAATAGATCCCATATAACACAGCCAAATGTTGGATTCATGAGGCGTTCACCTTGGCGGACATAGAAATGATTGAGTAAATCTTGTTTGATTAATTCAAAATCGTATAGAGCAAAATTTTGATTGGCGGTGTTTACTGTACTAAATCCACGGTACATCTGTGGACCTACTTGGGTAGGATTAGGACGTGCTGGTAGTGTTAAAGTGTTATATAAGCTCATGGTGTTCTTCCGTCTGCAGGGGTATTCCCTTTATATTTTGTAAATGTATCTGTTGCTGTTGTATATTGTTTCCACTTAGCTGGAGCAGGCTGTTTAGGTGCTGCGGCTGCGGCAGGTGCAGGTGTGCAGCCTTTAGGATCTAAATTTTCATGCCCAGCCCATGGCTCAGCAAGGGGTACTCGAGCTGCTTTAGGGGCTGCGGCTGCGGCGGCTGCTACCGCACTTACTTCGGACGAACCGCCTCCACCTGCCGGTTTAGACCAATATGATGCTCCTGATTGCATCCATCTTGCGCCTGCTTTAAGATTAAGGTCTGTACCTGATGTAATATTAGTAGTAGTTCCGCTTTTAATGTTTGCTGAACCAGCAGCATCAATTTTTCCATCTTTTCCTACTTTAATTTCAAGATTGTTAACTGTTTGTGCAAAAATTGCCTTGGCGTTTAAATTAATGTTATTAGCCGCAGTAAAATTAATATCTCGATCAGCAGTAAAATTTAAATCGTTTTTAGTATGTACACTAATACTATCATTTGCATAGATGTCTATTTTGCCGTTGCTAGTTAATTCAATCCATGTTGTGCCTCGAGCATTACCAATGTAAATTAAATCTTCACTGTTGTGTAACAGTATTTGATGTCCGGTTCTAGTACGAATACGCACAAGTTCGTTATGCGGAATGGTCGGGTCGCCTGTAGTGTCACCGGTTTCAACTGCGGCATACTCGGGTGGTCCAGAACTGGCAGGAGTTTTGCGAGTAAATGCCTGGTCGCCATCGTCCATAACAAATGTTGATCCACCTAGTCTACTAACAGGAGCATTAGTAATAACATATTCTGGTTTGCCATAATTTCCAGTATTTGCGCCGGGACGCTTATCTAAAGGACCAGGTGTTGATATTCCAAATACCATCGATGGTGATTCACGTCTAGCACTGCTAGTTGTTATACCTCTTATGTCATCTAAGATTAACCCTTGAGTGTTTAGCACTGCGGCCATTGGGCTTGTTGGTTTTTTAACCGCTTCAGGATCTCCAACTTGTGAATTTGTTAGTTTGTTATATTCACCGGCTGGTGCTCTAGGATAAGTGCCTTCGACTGTATTAGCAGTTGCAGGGTTGCCAGGAATCATAAAGTTCATCGATTCGTCTGGGACACATCCAAACCAATAACCTCGTTTTGGATCTCCATCGATAAACATAATAACTACAGTTGCACCTACATCCGGCGGGGCCATCCACATTCCGTAACTCTGTTGAGTATTAGTATAATTATCAGGGTCTTTTTTAATAAAATTTACACTAGTTACTCCATAAAATGGACTCATGTATTTCACTTGATGGTAGACACTTTGTGTTCCGTCAGCCCCCGATGGTCTTAGTATTTCAACTTCTAATGTTCCCATGTAGGTAGGATCCATATTGCTAATAACCTTGGCAAGGAATGGGCCTGGACTTTGTTCTGGTCCATCTATAGGACTATTTGTAATTTCATTGTTTGCCATAGTTAACCTCCACCGTCAACCCAGCCAATGCCGCCTGCTTGCGGAGCGAGCGGATCAATTGCCGGGGCACTTGTATTTGCAACTTGATCCGGTGTTGCTTTTGTTGGAATATCTTGTCCTGTTCTACGTTGTCCTTCAATTGACTGTGTAAATGTGCCGCCTCTGAACTTACTAGTCACACTAATAACATGATAAAATCCGGTGAATGCTAATACAGGAGCATCTTTACTTACTGTATTAAAATCATATAAGCCAGTAGTTTGATTAAGATCAATTGGACTTCTAAAGTGAATTTTAATATCAACTTCTCCGCTTTGATGGTCTGCTGTTCCGTCGTATTTTAAATTTTTAAATTGCGTTGGTTTAGCAGTATATGTACCTAATCCACTTTGCACAATATAATAAGGATCGCCTATAATTTCTAAATTAATATTAACTAATTCTATTTTTGAATTTATAACATCATTAAACTGTCGAGCTGCGCGAGTTGCCATGGTTTCATTGCCGCCGCCGCCCTTCTTATCAGTCCGAGTATTTCGTGCAGTATATTGTACTTGTTGAGGAAGATTGCCAGGAACGGTTGACGGATCTGCTCCTGGTGCTAATACTTCAGGCTCAGACTGTGTTTCAGGACTACCGCTTTCTTGACCTTGCCGTTTAACATCCTGACTTCTTTTATAACCGTCTGAGCTCATTTCAACAGTATAGGCTGCATTTAGATCTATATTAAAGTTAATAATATCTACGTTTTTACCAGTATAGATATATTCATAAGATTTTACAATTTGTAGGCCTAAATTATCAAACCCTGGCGCTTGTACGTTAGGAGCAGTTACACGGCTAGCATGAACTGCCCACGGATATACTCGATATACAATTAATTTAGGTTTTTGGCCGGTAGTTTTCATATTACTATTATCATCAATAATATAAATTAAACATTCAATACGCCACCAATCACGAAATCCTTCAGGGCTTAATTTACTAGCGTCCATTGTTTGCTGAGGAAATTTACTTTGTAATAGTACTTGATTAATTGCATTTGGAACATCAGAATTTTGTGTAAATTTAAAATCACTTTCTTTATAATTAATTGTCATGTTGCCACGAATGGGCGATTTTGCGCCTTTATTATAAACTACACTATCATTACTAACTGGAATATTTCCTTTATTACCTTGATCAAAATGCATGTCTGCCTTGCCAAGGTCATTACACTCTGAAGTTTGTATCAATAAACCACTTTTAGTATCACGTTTTACTCCAAGTTTTGTATACAGAGAAGTTAGCGCAGCAGGAGATATAGTTGCGCCATCCGATGATGTCGAATCTGGTGATGTTGTTTGTGATCCGGGTATAGGAAATAATATAACATATTCTTCGGGTGGTACTGCTGTTGTTTTTTCAGCGGCTAATTGCTTTGGTTGTACATTAAGTGCTGCCTGTAGACTCTTTTCACCAGTACATAACATTTCTTGAACTGTAGTTCCTTTAATTGATACATCTGTTTTTAAAGAGGCATATCTATTACTCAAGCCTGGAGCATTATACGGTAATGCTTCGCACTGATATACAGTACCATTTTGATTCGTTTTTGAACTCATGTTTGTAAATTGGAATGGGATATATCTAGTAGTACCTGGGATGTTTGCCATTACTCCAAGTTCAGTATTTCCACGGAATTGGATGGTTAATAAAAACGGGCCGTCTCGCCAATTCGGGTGTCCGGTATTTGCTGCGGCTGTTTGTAAAGCAATTGGAAACATCCCCATGCTGTATGGTTCAGTAATTGTAAATGTAAATGGGCCTGCAACATTTGTATTATTTCCACGGTCGTTTCCCATCAATGATTTCATTTCTAAATTATCAATAAAAAAATCAAATTTTCCGTATGGTGTTGCTATTCGATTACTTGGATCAGCGTTTGCTGATTTACAAATGAGAGGCAATTTTCTTCCAGTTACATAAGAAGCATCGTTATATGTATCTGTAGTTAGTGCGCTAATGCCTAATACATAATCGTATGTTGCATATGAAAATAACGGATTTTTAAGAGGCAATTTTAACCCTGGTACGTATTGGATGTTTCCACCGTAGGCTTGCAATGTTCCTGTTGCCGATCCAGTAGCGGTAACAACCTGGGTTGCAGCAACGCTTGCTGTAGTTGCTCCTGCCATCTTATATTCCTAATGCCGGAATTAATTCACTGTTTTTACAAATATAAATTTGTGTGCCGGGAACAAAATCAAGAATAGGATCTTGAAGTACATCAAGATTTCGTTGAATAAATACCCACCACAATTTTGCATCACCGTATAAATCAAATGCTAATAAATCAGGACGATATGTATATTGTGGTTGAATAGTATATAGATAGTCGTCAATACTAGCACTAACAGGTCTGATGCTTAGTATGTCTAAATATCCGTTAGTTATCGGAGTAATGTACCAAGGACTATTATTTGTATAGATTGATGGCATATTAAATATATCCAAATGGGTTAGTTAAATATCCGCCTTCGACAAACCTATCAAGGCTAAAGTTGCGGGCACTATTTCTACTGTATACAGGTTGTAGTGTTACTGTAAACTGGCTCTTAGTTGGAACATAGCTGGTGCCACCACTAGTCGATCCGCCTGCTCCAAATAATGCGCCCAATGCTGCTACTTGCCCTACTCCGCCTGCAATTTCGCTAACAACGTCAGTAACCCCGGCTATAGATCCAAATACTCCGCCAAGTGTATCTGCAAGCCCAGCAGTTTGATCAGCAATACCTTGTATCGCGCCAGCAGCACTACCAACTACCGGAACACCAATATAATCGCACTTGTCATCTAGTGTTGACTGAAAATTAGTCACAACGCATGGGACATTTTTAAACACAAAATTTCCATATCCGTTTAACATAACAACCGGTGGAGGATTCCCCGCCTTAGGATCATTTCCTGTAAACATTTTAGTTAAGCTACGTAAATAATGCACGGCAGCAATCCAGTATAATCCTTGTGTTGGATCTTCAACATTCATAGGAGCGGTTATTGTGATTGCACCTGGGTCGCTGGTTTGAAATGCTCTAAATGCATAGTTAGTATGAACGGTATCAATTGAGGTGTATGTAGCAGCACTTGCTATTGTAATGCTAGGAGTATATGGGAATATTAAGCCGCCGGCATCCTGGAGAGGTTTAAGAACAGGGCTAGTTTGAAAGCTAGGCCACGATGGGAGACTCAATCTGACACGCCAATCATTAGCAGCAGGATCATTTGCAAATTGGGCAGCAGCAACATATAAATCACCTGCGATTTCGCCAGCACTTGGTAGATCGATGGCTCTTAATGCACCTGCAATTCCACCACCGCCACCATATCCAGCAGAAACCGCTGATGCAAGATTTGATACAGAATTAACAGCACCTGCAGCCGTTGCAACAGCGTTAGTAGAGGCAGCTAGAATATTTGTTACAGCCATAATGAAATCCTTTTTGGTATAATATTTAGTTGACTTTTTAAAGTACGTAGTTTATAATTAGACATCCGGAGAATGAAGCCCTATGGCAACAAAAGTAAATTACCTAAACAACAAGGATATGTTGTTAGAAATCCATAGAAGCAAAACAACATATTGCGTGTTTACCCGTCCAGAATATCATCAATATGACATCATATTACCCAGTATAGACAAGGTAAACATACGCACAATCGCAGAAGCCAAGCGTAATCGAGCCAAACGACTCGGCGATGCGGAATACCAAAGGCGCAAGGCGCTGGGTGAAAAAGTCAAACAAGCTGACACAGAAGTTGACTACAAAAAAATTGCCAAAACAGATTTAATATTCCGTATTATGAGCTTTGATCATATTCCACTTAATAATACCCGTAAAAAGAATCCCAAAAGTCTAGCAGATCACAGGGACAAAGTAAACTTTCCTCCATTCCAACATTGGAAATTTAATGATGAAGACGAACTAGTATGTGTTGGAAAAAGTCATTGGAAGGGCGATTTGGTCAAGGGCAAGTTTGACAAAGATGCTGGCCAAATTACTCCAACTCTAGCCCGTATGATGTTAAAATTATGTGAACGTTATGCTACTCGCGGCAACGTTCGTGGCTACACATATAATGACGAAATGAAAGGACAGGCTATACTACAGTTGACACAGATTGGATTACAATTTGATGAATCTAAATCAGATAACCCGTTTGCCTATTTCACGGCTGCTGTTACCAATAGCTTTGTTCGTGTTATTAATATTGAAAAACGCAATCAAAATATCCGTGATGATATCTTAGAAATTAACGGTATGAATCCAAGTTATAGTCGTACTGGACAGGGCGAGCATGAGGCAGCACTTAAACGATTTAATGAGGATACTTCTAGTGAGTAAAAATAACTATCTAAGCATTGTAGAATCAGCAACACATAAAGTTGTTGTTAATAAAATGTTTTTTAATGCTCCAGCTATGAACAAATGGATCAAGGAAGAGGATATTGCTAACAAGTATCCTAAGCCCACATATTATATCGTTAAGGAATGTTATTAAATGAGCAATCTCTTTAAAAAGATTGCCTGTTTCACAGACATTCACTTTGGATTAAAATCAAACAGTAGCGTACACAATCAAGATTGTGAAGACTTTGTTGATTGGTATATTGCCAAAGCTAAGGAGGAAGGTTGTGATACAGGAATTTTCATGGGCGATTGGCATCACAATCGCAATAGTCTTAATATCACTACTATGGACTATAGCCTTAGGGCCTTGGAAAAGCTGGGTCAGGCGTTTGATAATTTCTACTTTTTTCCTGGCAATCATGATTTATATTATAAAGACAAGCGCGATATTCATTCTGTTGAATTTGGCAAGTATATTCCCGGAATAACTGTTATTCATGAAGTTACTACCCTAGGCGATGTTACTATGTGTCCCTGGCTAGTAGGGGATGAGTGGAAGACTATTAAAAATCGCACAGGCAAATACTGCTTTGGCCACTTTGAATTGCCTAAGTTCTTTATGAACGCCATGGTACAAATGCCAGATCACGGAGAATTACAAGCAGAAGCATTTAAAGGCTTTGAATTAGGATTTAGTGGACATTTCCACAAACGACAAATGAACGAAAACATGTGCTATATCGGCAATGCATTTCCACACAATTATTCAGATGCGTGGGATGACGAACGTGGTATGATGATACTTGAGTGGGGTGGACAACCTGTGTTTCATACTTGGCCGGCTCAACCTACATTCCGCACCATTAAACTAAGTGAGTTGATTGATCGTGCAGATGAAATCATTCTGCCTAAGCAGCACCTGCGTGTGGCCCTAGACATAGATATCAGCTTTGAAGAAGCTAGCTTTATCAAAGAAAAGTTTATCAGCGATTATGATATTCGCGAACTCACATTAATTGCAGAAAAGAAAGAAGTTGAGATTAATACCGATATCGATATTCAAGCGTTTGAGTCGGTAGATCAAATTGTCAGCAATCAAATTATCAGCATTGATAGTGATACTTACAACAAAAATACCCTACTGGAAATTTATAATAGCCTATGATTCGTATCAAAGAACTAACCGTGAAAAATTTCATGAGTGTAGGTAACCAAACTCAAGCAGTAAACTTTGCACAGGAAAATCTAACCTTAGTTTTAGGTGAAAACTTAGATCAAGGCGGTGATGACAACGGATCACGCAATGGTACTGGTAAGACCACCATCGTTAATGCCTTAAGTTTTGCTCTATTTGGTAATGCGTTAACTAATATTAAGAAAGATAATCTTATTAATAAGATTAACAACAAGAACATGTTGGTTACCTTGGCATTTGAAAAAGATGGTATTGACTACAGAATAGAACGTGGGCGTAAACCCACAATCATGAAGTTCTTTGTCAACGATCAAGAGCAAGAATCAGAAGAAACTGACGATGCCCAGGGTGACATGCGTGAAACACAAAAGGACCTAGATGAGTTGATCGGAATGAGCCACGACATGTTCAAGCACGTGGTCGCTCTCAACACTTATACTGAACCGTTCTTGTCAATGCGAGCTAACGACCAGCGGGTGATTATTGAACAGTTGCTAGGTATTACTTTATTGAGTGAAAAAGCAGAAACACTTAAAGAGATGATCCGTGAAAGCAAAGATGCTATCACACAGGAATCAGCAGATATCGAGGCTACTAAGAAAGCCAATGAAGGTATACAAAAAAGCATTGATGCACTGTTAAATAGACGCAATGCTTGGAACACTCAGCATGAACAAGAGCTTGAAAAAATAGGGCGAGCTATTGTAGAATTAGAGGGCGTAGATATTGATGCTGAGCTTGCGAAGCATGCGGAGCTCAAAGATTACGATGAAAGAGCAGCGAAGCTGCGCAGCCTAAATAAGGAGCGGGCTACGTTAGATAGCGCGATAGCGCAAGCAGAGCGAAGCGTCACGAAGTATGACGGCGAGCTTGCCAAGTTGGCTAATAAGACCTGTCATGCTTGTGAACAAGAACTCCATGACCATAAACATGAAGAAATGACTGCTCAAGCACAAGCACACCTTGATGAGGCCAAGAAATATCATGACAAGGTTGCAAAAGATCTTGCTAAAATTACCAAGGAAATTTCCGGCCTAGGTGAGTTAACTGCCCGCCCCAATACCTACTATGACACCCTAGAGCAGGCACTTAAACATCAGAACAATCTAAAGACTCTAGAAACTCAGCTGGCTATTAAAGCTGGTGAAGCTGATCCTTATCAAGAGCAGATTGATGAACTCACTGACACTGCTCTACAGGAGATCACATGGGATCGCGTCAATCAGCTGAATACACTTAAAGATCATCAAGAGTTTTTATTAAAATTACTTACCAGCAAAGATAGCTTTATACGCAAAAAGATCATAGATCAAAACCTAGCTTATTTGAACAATCGTTTGACCTATTACCTAGACAAGATGGGATTACCACACTCTGTATTATTTCAAAACGATCTAACAGTACTGATAACACAGCTAGGGCAAGACTTAGACTTTGATAATCTAAGTCGAGGAGAGCGTAATCGCTTGATCTTAGGTTTGTCGTTTGCATTCCGCGATGTTTGGGAGAGCTTATATCAGCAGATTAACCTGTTGTTTGTTGACGAGCTCATTGACAACGGCCTAGATGCGTCGGGTGTAGAAGGTGCTTTGGCAGTGCTTAAGAAAATGGCTCGTGAACGCAAGAAGAATATATTCTTGATTAGTCACAAAGATGAATTAATTGGACGTGTAAACAACGTGCTTAAGGTTATCAAAGAAAATGGTTTTACCAGTTATGCCAACGACTTAGAGGTTACTGAGTGAGAAACTTAAAGCTGATCGATGCTGTGGTACACTTACGTGAAATTGCCCTCATGCTCGAAGAAGAGTGTGAGGACAAGACTATAGCAGCGGGTATCTTAATGTATGCCGATGTTCTGCACTATTATTCTATGAATGAAGATCGTGCAGGCAAAGTTGCTGGTGAAATTATTCGACAGGCCAAAGAGTAATGCGTAAGAAAGACGAAGAACTTCATGCAGAATTAATGAAGGTTTTCCGTGCTTACTTTGAGGAGAATCAAGAGTGGCACGATAAAGACACCTACGCAAGTACCATAAGATTAAGGCATTTATTATCAGACATACGCAATGTGTGTTCAGCAAGGCGCAAAGAAATTAGGCTGTGGCAAATAGAAAAGCGAGCGCAGTTAGATGAACGTAAAGTTCGTCGCGCTCAAAAAGGCAAGGGTAAGCAGTGATCATCGACTAACTAGTTGATGACATGGACTTTCGAGAATCAAGTAGTGGATGTGTTGCCCGAGGATTGTGTGGGCTTTGTTTATATTATAACCAACACTGCTACAGGGCGCATGTACATAGGCAAAAAATTAGCAAAATTCTCTAAGACCACCTATCGGGTGATCAAACAAAAGAATGGCACTAAGAAAAAGAAGAAAATCCGCAGCAAAATCGAGTCAGATTGGCAGGACTATTATGGTTCGTCGCCGGCACTGACTGAGGATGTTGTGGCACTAGGCACAGAAAAATTCACAAGACAAATTCTTTTTTATTGCAAATCCAAGGCAGAGTGTAGCTATATCGAAGCACGTGAGCAGTTTGCACGGCGTGTGCTTGAAAGCGATGACTATTATAACGGTCATATTCAAGTACGTGTGCATGGTTCGCATATACGCAAGGCTCAATAAATCTAGGCAAATAACTGCCATATTTTACAGCGTTCGCCAGCTTTGAGGGCGCCTTTTAACTGGATCTAGGATCGCAGGGCAAGGAATTTCTGACCGGCAGCAGAGTTATTGATCAGTATCCTTAACAGGACCCCGACGGAATATGCCTATGGAATCCGTTTGATCAATAAGAGCAAGTTTAAACAGGCTAAAAGAAGGGAGAAAAACCCTACGTTGTTTAGTGTGGTAGCGAATGCTAAACAACCGCCGTCATATAAAGACTTGGCTCGAGGTACCGGATGACCGCCTCTGTAATGCCATATTGCTACTGTGTACATGTTCGACTCAGATAATGTCCGTTCACTTTGCCCTGCCTGGGCAAAGTGTGACTGAACGATCTAGATAATATCTTAAGTGCTTCGCACTTTATCATTGTTTAAAAGAAAGAAATGTGTTTGAGCGCAAGCGAAAACACAGAAGAACGCTAGTTCTTCTTATAAATATGACTATATGAAAATAATTGAAATTCTTCAAGAAAGTGCCATGGAAGGTATATTAAGAGCGTTGGCACGAGCTATTAATATTTCACCTAAAAGATCAGCTGAATTGATAGCCGACACTATGGGCCAGCTTGGTCGTAAATTAACACCAAGCGAAATTACTGAATTAGAAGCATATATCGGTAGTCCTTTAGATCGTAAGGTTCTACAACAAGCTGAAAAAGCAGGTGGAAAAACAATTTCAAAAGCAGCTAGTGATGCTGAGTGGGAAGCATTCAAAGGAACATCAGCTGCATTCCGTGATAATGGCCTACGCTCATTAAAGATTCTAGTTAGGATTGGTATTGTAATCGCACCCTTTGAACGTTATCGAGAAGATATGGTTCATTGGGACAAAGAATTAGCTGCTGGCAATATTAGTCCTGCAGACTATCAATATAAACGACAAGGATGTATGAGTGTAGCTATAGGAACTTTGGCAACATCCTTAGCGGGTTGGGGTATTCTTAAATCGTTTACTGCAGGTAGTGGATGGGTGTTTGGTTGGATGAATAGTTGGTGGGCACCACTTATGTCTGGACTATCTACCACAGGTGCAGCAGCACTGGCAGCTTTCCTACAAACAGAGGAAGGTCGTAACGGCATGGCATGGACATTTGCTAATGAAGTTATTGACGTATCAAAGGTATTTGGCCCAGTCGGTGTAACATATCTAGATGGATTTAGAGTTGCTGTGCAAAATGTAATAAACAAAGCTCAAGGTAAACCTGAAGTTAAACAAGTGCAGACTGAGCCGATTAATCCCGCAGACAATGTTCCGCCAGCTGCTGCACCAAAAGCCAACCCAAGTGGTGATAAAATTGCCGCAAACGGATATAACGAGCTAGGTCAATACACGCCATTGAGTATGGGTGTTAAAGGAACTGCTGATAAGAGTAAATGGATTGATCTCGGTAATGGCATGCTTAAAGATCCTGCCAACGGTGATATAGCTTACAAATAATTAAATCAAAGGCATTTGGGCATTTTTTGTGCTTTCAATATTGTCTTTAATTATTTCGTACATGCCCTCTCGATCGTCAAAGCTGTATCGATCATATAAATCATTAAGTTGTACACTGCCTCGCATGTACCATGCAATTCTAGCTAGTTCTTTTTTAAATTCTATTACTTCTTTGTCTAGCCTAATTAGGTATTCAATAATTTCTAAATTACTTGACCTAATTAGGCGTTCACGAAAAAATTCGTTTCATCCAAATTAAAGTAAACTTCGTTATCTGCACTGCAACTTTCGCATTTGGCAATAAATGGTGGTGCTTTTAATGCTTCGCGATTTTCTTCAAAGTTCTTTTTAAGAGAATCGAACATAATTTTGTCACAGTTTTTAACCCATTCGTTAATAAATTCACGATCAGTTACTGTTTCTGACGATGTTTCTACACTTTCGATACAGGTAAAAAATATTTCACTTTGTAAATTACTAATCTTAACAAAAATTTCATTGACTAACTGTTGTTGTTCCGTTTCATCTTGAATAACCAATGCTTGTTGTAATTGCTTTTGTAATTCATAATTACGTAAATTAAAATCAGTGCTCTGTCGATACGTCATAGGCTGCATGTTAATGGTTAAATCATTTAATTTAACCTTGTTATCATAGGCAAACTTATTAAAATGTTCAATTAATTTTGATAAGTCTAAGGTATATTCGTTAGTAGCATCACATTCTTTGCAAGTACTGGTAACTTCAATTTCATTACCATAGGTTGCAATTCGAATAGCAGCTAATACTTGTTCAGTATCTACATTACTCAACTCCCATGCATCTTTAATATATGGGCAACAACTCTGTATAACTTTAACCGCAGCTTCTCCGCTCATTAGTGCATCAGGAGTTTTCATAATTATTTCATCCATGCCAGTCATACCGTAAACTGGCATGTTAGTAACATCACCTTGCAGGGATCCTAGCTTGTTGAATACACCGCCGCTAGGTAGTTTGATATAGATCTTAGGTTGTCTAAAATACTGTTGTAAGGGATTAGTGGCCATATTATACTCCGGATAAATATATGATATAGTATTTATATACGCATATTTCTAGGGATTTTTTATGTCCGATAAAGACGATATCATTGCAGCAATTAGAGACGGTTTTGCCAACGTTAATAGTACCACGGCTCGAGGTAATTCACAATCACCTCCCCAAGCCGGCGGCAAAGATACTTTTACTGAAACATTTTCAAAAGGCATAGATAAAACCACTGCTGGACTTGGCGCTCTTGCAGGAGGAACAGCCACTGCAGGCGATGTTATAACAGCTACTTCGGGATTTATTGGTAATTTTGGTAAAGCAGGTAAAGTAGCTGGTGATATGCTTAATGAAGTAGGAACTGGCGCTTATAATGTTAATCGTGCATTAAATGAAACCGGAAAATACGGTGTTACATTTGGCCAAAATCTTGGAGATGCTAACTTAGCAATTAAAGATGCACGATTAACAGTTCCAGAATTTACACAGGTTATTCAACAAAGCGGTAAAGCATTTGCGGGAGCCGCAGCAGGACAAAATGCTTCTGCAAAAGTATTCTTATCAACATTAACTGAAATTCAAAATACCACAGCTGGACAACAACTACAGGCTATGGGTGTTCAATCCATGGAATTTTCTGACGCATTAGTAACAGTCAGTAGTAGTATGGTTAATGTCTACGGTGACCAGGCAGAATACACTGCCAAAGTTAAAGAAGCAACACTTGGATACTTACATGAACTTACAGCAGTATCAGAAATGACAGGTAAGAGCAGAAAAGAACAAGAAGCCGCAAACAAAAAGGTTATGGAAAGTGCAGAAATTGAAGCTGCTGTTCTTCGACAAATGAAGGTTGATCCCGAGTTTGGCAATAAGATGACTCAAGCAACAGCGGCCATGAACAATTTTGGCGCTCCTGCACAAAACATGCTTAAAGAAATGGTCACTGGCGGTGTAAGAACTAAAGAAGGCTTAGCACAAGCAGCATCATACGGACCTGAAGTACAAGAAAAAATGCGAGCATATGCCGATGCTCTTAAAAACGGCAATGCAACTCAAATTGCAGAAGCTGAAAAAGCAACAAAGGTTGCTATCGCTAAACGATTACAAGATGAAGATTACTTAAAACAAACCGAATTGATGGGTGACCGAATATTAGCACATGGTGAAGTTATAAAAGGTGGTTCAGAATATACTAAAAACATTATGGCAGCACAAGCAGAACTTGCAAGAAAGAAGCTGCCCAGCGACGAAGCAGCAGCTATGGATTTTATTGCACAAAATAAAGCTAAAAAAGATGCTGGATTAAATGAAAAAGGCGAAAAAGATCCTGGAGCAGTTGTTGGTCGCGGTATCAATCAAGTTGAACAATTAGGAAAAGTTGCTGGATCAGTAATTGCAGGCGGATTTAAAACACTAAACGATAAGATTGGTGATACTGTTAATACATCATTTCCACAACTAGATGCAGCAATTAAATCAGTTAGTACTCGTGCTGGAATGACAGCAACTACAAAAAACGCAGTATCCGATGCTTTCAATGCTGCAAATAAATTAATTGGGGTTAAAGGAGCTGCACCAACACCGGGCGGGGTCCTTCCTCCTAATACTAACATAAAAAGATTAAACGGTTCTCCGGGTATTCCTGATTTCTTAAATGGCGGCGATTTTAATAAAATGTTTGAACAATTTGGATCCGGTACTCCTATTGAAGTACACGGCGAAGAAATGATTGCTAGAAAAGACCAAATGGGACAAATAATGAGCAAGATGCAAGGGCAGATGGCTGGTAGTATGCCTAATGCTCAGCAGATGCAAAGCCAAATGGGACAAATAATGGGCAAGATGCAAGGGCAGATGGCTGGTAATATGCCTAATGTGAATAACATAGCTCAGCAGGTGCAAAGCCAAATTGGACCTCAACTAAACGGTATGTTAAACAATATTAAAACAAAAGTATCATCCGTTGATGCTGATACATTAGGTCACGCAATGCCAAAACCTGTTGCAGCACCTCAACCAATGCCTGCAACTGCTGGCGGTGCATCCATAACCGACCTCAAAGAACAGCTGATACAGTTAAATAAAGGTATGATGCAATTGATCTCACATACTGCTGAAACAGTTAACCTTAATGAAAAGCAAGTAAGAGCTACAAAAGGTCTATCTAATAACCGTTACGCTTAAGGATAATACACACTATGTCATGGAAAAAGTACTTTACCCCAGTACCGGTTAACGGCGAAATGCTTAGTCCAATTTCTGGTGCTAACTCAGGCAGCCGTCCTGGGCCAGCACGTACAAACTACTCTAGCTATTTGCCAGATGTCTATACAGGTTCACCTAATCGTATTGAGCGTTATGCACAGTATGAAGTCATGGATAGTGATCCAGAAGTCAATGCTGCCTTAGATATCCTTGCAGAATTCTGCACACAGAAATTAAAAGATTCAAAAAGTCCATTTGCAGTCAAGTGGCGTACCAAAGGTACCAATGCTGAAGTTAAGATACTTGGTGAATATCTAAACCAATGGAACAAACTACAGCAGTTTGACACACGCATATTCCGTATTGTGCGCAATACATTCAAATACGGTGATGCTTTCTTTGTTCGCGATCCTGAAAATCAAAAGTGGACATGGATTGATTCAGCACAGGTTATTAAAGTTATTGTAAATGAAAGTGAAGGTAAGAAACCTGAACAGTATATCATTAAAGATTTAGCACCTAATTTTGAAAGTCTAGTGGCCACTATGATTACTCCACAAGTTGGACCACGCCAAGGCACACAAGGTTCGACTATCTTAGGTGGATTTGGCAGCGGCGGTGGCAATAATACTTCAGGCGGTGCCGGAGTAGGTCCAAGTGCAGGCAATACTAGTCGCTTTGGCCTTAATCAACGAGAATCAGCAGTGTCGGCGGAACATGTTATACACCTAAGTTTATCAGAAGGACTGGACAATAACTTTCCATTTGGCAACAGTTTACTAGAGAATGTGTTTAAAGTCTATAAACAAAAAGAACTATTAGAAGATGCTATTCTAATCTATCGTATAAGCCGTGCCCCAGAACGTCGCGTGTTTACCATTGACGTGGGCAATATGCCAAGTCATATGGCCATGCAGTTTGTAGAACGTGTTAAAAATGAGATTCACCAGCGCAGAATTCCATCGCAAACTGGCGGCGGACAGAACGTCATAGACAGCGCATACAATCCTTTGAGTATTAATGAGGATTATTTCTTTCCAAAGACAGCAGATGGCAAAGGTAGTGATGTTAAAATGCTCGAAGGTGGTAAGAACATTGGTGAAATTGATGACTTAAAATACTTTACCAACAAGTTATTCCGTGGTTTACGTATTCCATCAAGCTATCTGCCCACAGGTGCAGATGATTCACAAGCAACATTCAATGATGGTCGTGTGGGAACAGCTTATATTCAAGAGCTACGCTTTAACAAGTACTGTGAACGTTTACAATCATTGTTAACAGCAGTGTTTGATGAAGAGTTTAAGTTGTATATGAACTCAAAAGGCATGAATATTGACCCGAGCCTATTTGAATTAAATTTTAATCCGCCAATGAACTTTGCCAGTAGCCGTCAAGCAACCATTGATGCTGAACGTATTAACACATTTAATACTGTACAAGCAGTGCCATTTATGAGTAAACGGTTTGCAATGAATCGTTTCTTAGGGCTAACCGACGAAGAAATCGCAGAAAATGAACGCTTATGGGGCGAAGAAAACGGTAAAGGCGAAGCTACTAGCACTGATGCTGCTGGAGAATTACGTTCAGCAGGTATATCAGCAGGCGGAATTGAAGGTGATCTTGGTGCTGCCGCAGATACAGAAGCTCCAGAAGACATGGCCATGGACGAAACAGGTGAAGCAGCAACGCCCGGCGCTGCTCCGGCAGGTCCTCCAGGTGGTCAAGCAGGACCAGTTGCATAAATATAATATGATCCTCAGAGAATTATTTTATATCGACCCCGATACTCGCCATGTGGCTAATGATCTACGCTATGATGCTGGCCGTGACAACGGACAACTACATCGTGACGATACTCGCAAGACTCGTTTAACACTTAGACAGATCAACGAACTTCGCAAAAGTACTGAAGCACATATATTAGAACAGGAAAAAGAACTAGAATTTATCCACGCAATGTATGCAGCACCTCCGCCTGCTGCACAATAATTTAAAAAAACGACAAAAACGAGTCGTTTTCGCCCGATATCTACCTACTTTTGTAATAAAAAAGTAAATATAATACAGCCTTGTATCAACAACTATCACAGGAGAATTAAACATGACTGACCGCGCTCAATTCGAAGCAATGCTAGAAGCACTTATCAATGACGATCAAGATGCAGCAAAAGAAATATTCCACAACATCGTTGTTGGAAAATCACGTGAAATTTACGAAGAATTATTAGAATCAGACTTTGGTCAAGACCAAGGTAATCCTTACGCTAAGAACGAATCTTCCGAAGAAGAATCTGAGAACCCATTCGCTTCTAAAGAAGGTGAAGAAGAAGAAGGTGAAGAAGACGGCGAAGAATCAGAAGACGACGGCGAAGAAGACGGCGAAGAAGACGGCGAAGAATCAGAAGACGACGGCGAAGAAGACGGCGAAGGTGAAGACGACGGCGAAGAAGACGGTGACATGGAAGACCGTGTTATGGACCTAGAAGATGCCTTAGAAGACCTAAAAGCAGAATTTGAACAAATGCTTCAGGGTGAAGAGCACGAAGAAGAACATGAGCCAGGTGTACACGGCGATGGTATGCCAATGCATGACATCGAAACAGACATGGCAGGTGGTGAAGAAGAGCCAGCAATGGAAGATGAATTAGCAAGTTTAATGGAATATGTAAACAAAGTTGCTCCTCCAAAGCATGGTGACAACGGTGCAAACACCAAGTCAACAATTGACAATATGAAGAACGATATGGGCGGTACAACTGCTAATATTGCTAAGTCATTTGAAGCAGGTAAAGGCGGAACTGAAGGCGGCCTAGCTAGTCCTAAAGTTGCAGCTAACCCAGCTGCAGCAGGTAATTTAAATGTACCAGGCGGTGACGCAGGTAAGAAAGCATTTAAAAAGAAAGAACCTGGTCACGGCGCTGAGAAAGCTGGTTCAAAAGAAACAGCAGACAACAAGCAAAGTACTCTACGTCCTTTAAAGAAATAAAAAGAGACTATATTTAAAATATGTCGCTATACCTCCGAGAGAATCTAAGTTTCAACGAAGCAAAAATGGTCGTTGAGTCTGATGACAAAGAAGGGAAAAACTTATACATGTCCGGGATTTGCATCCAGGGCGGTATTCGTAACGCTAACCAGCGTGTTTATCCTGTGAATGAGATTGGCAAGGCTGTCAAGACCTTAAACGATCAGATTCAAAATGGCTATTCAGTTCTCGGAGAAGTAGATCATCCAGATGATCTAAAAATTAACCTGGACCGTGTGTCCCACATGATAGTTAATATGTGGATGGACGGCCCTAATGGTTACGGCAAATTGAAAGTTTTGCCAACCCCTATGGGACAACTTATCAAGACAATGCTAGAAAGCGGAGTCAAGTTAGGTGTTTCAAGTCGCGGATCCGGAAACGTTAGTGATAACGGTTCCGGTGAAGTATCAGATTTTGAGATTATCACAGTAGATATGGTAGCTCAACCTAGTGCTCCGGGAGCATACCCAACACCAATTTATGAACACCTTATGAATAATAAGGGCGGATTAAGTGCCTTACGCATAGCGCAAGAGGTTAAAGGTGATCCTAAAGCACAGAAATATCTCAAAGAGAGCTTATTGAATATAATAAGCAAACTCCAATAATAAGGAGAATCACATGTTGGACGCACTAAAATCGTTATTTGAAAACAATGTGATTTCAGAAGAGATCAAAGAGTCAATTGAACAAGCATTCGAAGCTCGCATCACTGAAGCTAAGGAAGCTGCTACTCAACAACTCCGCGAAGAGTTCGCACAAAAATATGAACATGACAAAAACACAATGATTGAAGCAGTAGATCGCATGATCTCTGAGCAATTAGCTGCTGAGATTGTTGAGTTTGCCGATGATCGTAATCAACTTGCAGAAATGAAAGTTAAGTATGCTCAAAAGATGAAAGCTGATGCTGCTGTAATGAAGGAATTTGTTACACGTCAACTAGCTCAAGAAGTTCGTGAATTGCACGAAGATCAAATCGAAATGGCAAGCAAGTTCGGAACATTAGAACAATTCGTAGTTGAGGCTCTAGCTCAAGAAATTACAGAGTTTGGACAAGACAAGCGTGATCTAGCTGAAACTAAAGTACGTTTAGTTCGCGAAGGTCGTGCAGAAATCAAGAAGGTAAAAGAAGCTTTTGTAAAACGTGCTGCTCAGATGGTTGAAGGTGTTGTAACAACAGGACTACGTTCTGAAATTACATCATTGAAAGAAGACATCGAAGCTGCTCGTCGTCAAGACTTTGGCCGCAAGTTATTTGAGGCTTTTGCCGCTGAATATTCAAGCAGCTACCTAAATGAAAAATCGGAAACAGCCAAGTTACTCAAAGTTATAGACTTGAAAGATTTAGCCATGCAAGAAGCTGCACAAGCTGTTGCACAAGCTGAACAAATCTTAGAAAGTAAACAGGCAGAGATCCGTGCTCTTAAAGAGAGCCAAGAAAGACAAGCAGTCATGACAGAACTACTTGCTCCACTTAACAATGAGCAAAAAGAAATCATGAGTGAATTGATGGAGACTGTGAAAACAGAACGTCTAAACGAAAGTTTTGAAAAGTACTTGCCAAGTGTTTTAAATGGTAAGGCTCCGCAGAAGAAACAGGCACTAGTAGAGGCTAAAGAAGTAACCGGAAATAAGATTTCCAACACCAAATATAGCAGTGAGAGCGATAGCAACATTGTTGATATTCGCAAACTTGCTGGACTAAAATTTTAAGGAGAAATTTAAATGTCAGAACTATTAAACGGACGTTGGGCAGAAACTAAGGAAGCCCTATTAGAAGGCTTACAAGGCACAAAAAAATCAGTAATGGGCGTAAC